GGTATCGCAAAAGCGCTGGATATCAGTCCGTTGACCAATGCCGTAACCGGCGCCACGGCATATCTCTGGGTCGGTTCTTTGACAATCACCAACTCCAGCTTTCCGACGTTTAAGATGGAAACGTCCGACGTTGCCAACTTGACCACTGGCCTCCTCTGCGACGGGCACACATTGGCGGCGACTATTTCCAATACAGTGTCGGATGTGGTGCTGGAGAGCGAGAGGGTAAGTTCTGTGTACGAGGTGGACGGCTCCGTCGTAGACAGAATTCAGATCCACATAACCGGGAATTCCGGCGCCTTCGTGGAGCATCTCATCCTGGACAATGTGGACGCGTGGTCGGGGGAGCTTTATCTGAGCCGCATGAAAATTGGAACGGCAACCATGAATAATTCCAACCTCGTGGGGGACGGGAGCGGAGTGGACTCCGCGTCGTGTTCGTATGAATCTTCCGTGAATGCCCGAAATATAACGAACACCATCCAGGACCGCCCGATCAAGGTCCAATGAACAGAATCGTCACAATCGTTATACTATTCGGCCTTGTAGCTATTTTTTCGTTGATAGCGTTGTCGCCATGGATCATAGAAGGGCCGAGGCGGCTCATGCGTCGTAAATCTGACAACTGCCAATTATCCCAATGAACGTTCTGCTCGCAAAAATCAGACCCCAGGTCTTTCTATCCATCGTCTGCGGGACGGTGGTAGCGATAACGATCTCGTTCATCGCCTGGCAGCTCCAAAGCATAGAGATCATCACCGGCGTGGCCGGGTCCGTGTTCGGGTTCTTGGCCGGCATCTCCAGCAAATTATTAGAGGCGGAGTGATGCGTTTTCTCTGTTGGCTAAATCTCCACGGCTGGCATCGGGAGGGCTGGTCCGGCCGGGTCTGTCACCGTTGCGACCTCCGGGAGATCCTGATATATACCGCGGAGGACGGCGCCGTCTGGGAACGGGTGGCGTGAAACCGCTACAACTGGGCTTGAGTTTGATCCCGGTGGCGATCATCGTGATTGCCCTTATCGGATGGGTAGTAACCCTCCGGGGCAACATCGATGCGGCCATGGAGAGTATTCAGGCATTGCAAGAGTCCCAGTATGACGATACCGACATGGTGGGACGGGTCCAGGAATTGGCCCTCCAGGCTGAGGAGTCTATGACCAAGGTACTATGGGTAATGGAGGAATACGGACCGGCCATCGAGTCTATCCGGGACCGGGAGTTAGATACCGAGATGGCGGACAAAGTGGCCGATGTGGTGACCCGGCAGGCCGTGGTGGAGAACGAGATGCGCCAGATCATGTCGGATCATCAGGGCTTTGCGGATGTGCTATATGAACTGGGGGAATCTGGGCTCATCGAGCGCCGGGAATATGGGAACTATAAATGACGACCCACTGGAGGGCCGCAAGGCCCAAGGATAGCCATTGGCGGGAGGCATCTTGCAGGGAGACCGGATGTGGTCAATACTTGAATGGATGGCAGACTATCCTGCCGGCCAACGATGCTATCAATGCCGGATATATCCGGCGGTCCGGGATGGGATTCCGGGAAGAGGTCGAGGGCCAGCTTGTCCGGTTCGTATTTGAACCGGGCCAGGAATGCTTCACGGGTCGGGCCGGGGGGCACCGTGTCCCGGTCGAGCGCGACCCCATCCTCCGGCGGGACAGCCAGATCATGGCTCCGTTGGAATGGTTGGACCGAATGAATGACGATTTGTATAAAATACGGGAGGCATAAATAATGGCTAAAGAATCGGGGCTCGGAATGAGCGTGGCGGTGGACGATTCCGGCGGGTCTGCCAGAACCATATCCAATGACGTTACAAATTTAGACTGGGCCACGCCGAGATCCGAGCAGGACATCACCGGCATGGACAAATCAGCAATCGAACGGCTGCTACTTTTGGCGGACTTCTCATGTACTCTGAATGGCGTATTCAACGATGCCAGCAATCAGGCCCATGACGTATTTAAGACCGTCCCGTCAAGCTCGGTGGCGCGGACGGTGACGATCACTATCAGCGGCCAGGTTCTAGCCTGCGAGACGTTCTTCTCGGATTATTCGTTGAGCCGGTCAAGCTCCGGGGAATTGACCTGGTCGGCACCTGGGGCGTTGGCCGGCGGTGCGGTTCCAACGTGGGCCTAGCAGAGGTCGGACTACATCCGATCTTAGATAAGGCGGTCCGGAAGGGCTTCAGGCTCCCGGAGAAAACGGCCAAGGTGAACTTTGAGGGTACCGCCTACGATGGGGCCGAGATCCAACTCCGGCTTAGTGTCACATTCGCCCAGTTCATCGCTCTCCGGGAATCCGCGCAGGGTGAGGACCAAGAGACCATGGCCCGGCTATTCGGGGAGAATGTCTTAATGGACTGGAACCTGGAGGACGCCGCCGGGAAGCCGATCCCGGCTGACGCCGACGGTATGCTGGCGATCCCGTTGGAGTTGACCAATCTGGTCGTCCAGCATTGGGTCGAGGCGGTGGCCGGTGTGCCGTCCCCTTTGCCGCCAGCATTCGGCGATATAAACACGTTGGCGGCGGCATCGACCGAGATGGAAACCGGGTAGCGAAGCCGTGGGAACTGGAACGGGCCGAGATCATTGACGGCCTGTGCCAGAGGTATAGCTGTTTACCGTCTCAACTTATGGAGGAGGAAGCGACGATCCTTAGTATGCTGGCAATAGTGCAGGCCGGCCAGCCGGACGAGAGTAATGGCTAATTCAGTCGAAATCACAATCACCGCGGATCCCTCAAATGCCGAGGCCGGATTTAAGAAGGTCAAATCCGGTTTCCAAGGCGTGAAGGATTCGATCGTCAAAAACCGTAAGGCCATCGGATTGGGCATGGTGGCGATGGGCGCCGGAATCGAGGCGCTGGCAAAAAATCAGGCCGGGCTGACCGAGTCAACTCGGAAACTTGCCAACGCAACAGGGATGGAGGAACAGGAGATCCGGGATATGGCGGCCAGCCTGTCCAACGCTACCTTCCCATTGGACGAGGCTCTGGCCCTCATGAAATTAGGCGCCCAACAAGGACTTGAGTCTGCCGATTCCCTCAAAGAATATGCCGCATTTTGGGACACCGTTGGGGATGCGACGGGATTATCGTCTGAGGCATTGGCAAAGTCCGGGGCAGCTCTGGCGGCTGTGGGTATCGAGGTCGGGAACGAAAGTGAACTCCTCGGCGCGTTTGGGTTAATCTCCCAGGAAAGCACACAGTCGGTGCAAGAGTTTTTGGACGGAATAGGTAAGATGGCTCCGGAGCTGGCCGACATGGGCGTCTCGGTGGATGAGGCTGCGGTGATTATGACCGCTATGGAGCGGGAGCTAGGTCTGACCGCCCGGACCGCCCGGACCGAGTTCAAGGAGGCACTGGAAAAATCGGAGACCGGCCTCGCCGGCGTATTGGAACAACTAGGCTTGAACGAGGACCAGATCGCCACATACCGGGCCAAGCTGGAAGGCTCTACCGGAGTGATCGAAGCCAACGCCGATGCCCACGCCTCCACCAAGACGGTCATGGATAAACTCAAGTCCAGCCTATCCGATGTGGTATTCCAGAACGGGGAATTGATAGGAAAGGCGTCGGCGTTGGCTCCGCTATTCCTGGCGGCGGGTCCAATAATGGCCGGGTTTTCCGGCATCATGGGCGCGATGGGTAGCATCGCGAATATCGCTAAAATCGCCATGATAGGACTAAACCTTTCACTCGGCCCTATCCTAATCGCTGTGGTTGCCGTCGGAATTGCGATCGCAGCGGCGATACTGATCTGGAAGAACTGGGACAAGATCATCGGCTTCTTGAAGAAAACTCTAGACATCCTCAAGGACACTTTTAAGACCGTTTTCAACTTCATTCGAGAGATCGTGTCCAGAGTATTTTCCAAGATCACCGACATATACAATTCAAAATTGGGCTGGATCCTCCCATACGGCCCGCTCATCAAAGCGATAATATTCCTCAAAAACAACTGGGAAGAGATCTGGAACGGCATCAAGGCCACCTTCGATACGGTATCGGATGCCCTGATCGGGACGTTCCGGACGGTGAAATCGACCATCCTGGGGATATGGGACGGGATGGTGTCCGGCATCAAGGGCGGAATCAATAGCGTGATCGGATTCATCAATGGATTCATCCGGGCCGTGAATAATATCAAAATCAGCTTTCCGGGTAAAAAAATCAAGTTCGCGCCAGACATCCCGGCATTTTCGATCGGGATGCCCCAGATACCGGAGATTCCCAGCCTGGCGAAGGGCGGCATCGTCAATAGTCCCACTCTGGCGATGCTCGGAGAGTCCGGGCCGGAAGCGGTCGTCCCATTGGGGCGCGGCGGCGCCGGCATGACTGTCAATCTGGTGATCAATGGGGACATCAACGGCATGGACGATTTCGAGCAGAAAGTAACCTCGGTCATCCGGGACGCCGTCCTGGGCGGCGGATTCTCCGGCGTACTGGCGAGGGCATAATGGTAGTGGCCAGCTATAAGCTCCAGGTGGATTGGGCGAATGATGGCTCGTGGACTGGGACAGGTGAAACGATTGACATGGGCCGGGTCCGGGGGATCACTTGCTCATTCGGTCGGGACCGGGCCAGCCAGCTCACCGGAAAATCCAAGGCGGGAAAACTCACGGCCACGCTGGACAATCGGAGCGGGGATTACAACCCATTCAACACATCCTCCCCGATCTATGGCAACATCCTTCCCGGCCGTCCGGTGAGACTCTTGGGGACTTCGACCACCCAGAGCGATCAAGCCATCTGGCAAGGATTCCTGACCCGGATCACTCCACAAGTCTTCCTCGGCGGCGATGCGATTGCGAAATTAGAGGCGGTCGGACCCCTCGGCCAGATAAATCTAGATCAGATCGAGGTGGCGATGGTCACCTCCCAACGGACCGACCAGGTCGTGGACGACATCCTGGACGCCGCCGGCTGGG